ATAGTCGGGCGGCTGGTTGATGGTGGCCACGATGGCCACCGCCGTGCCGGCCGTGCCGGCTGAATCGACCGCGGCCACCCAGTAGCTGTAGACCCCGGCCTGCTGCTCGAAGACCGTTGCAAACGTACTGTTGCCGTTGCTGCCCACCGGCTGGCCGCCGGCCCAGGTAACGCCCTTGCGCACTTCGTACCGGTCGATCGGCAGGCTGCCGGTCGCCGGCGGCGACCAGTACAACAAGGCGTTGTTGTCGACCACCTCACTGCGCGCCGCGGTGACGGCGCCGGGCGCCGTCACCACCACATCTACCGAGGCTGGCGCGCCGACGTTGCCCAGCGCATCGATCGGCGCCACCCACCAGCGGCGCAGGCCGGACCAGTCGATGCGGCGAGATAACCGGGTGATGTTGTACTCGCCCGCCGGCGTGGCGCCGTCCCAGGTGGTGCCGTGCCGCACTTCGAAGCTGGCCAGCGCCCAGGCACCGGCCGTGCCGGCATAGTCGAGTTGCAGGTCGGCCCCGACGATGGCCGCGGCCAGGCTGGCCATGCTGGGCGCGGCGATCACCAGCGCCATGCTGCTGGGCGGGCTGATGTTGCCCAGCGCATCAACCGCTGCCACCCAAGCGGTGTAGCTGCCGGTGATCTGCAGCGCCAGCGGGTGGCTGGTGCCGCCCAGCTTGTCGAGCACCTGCGCGGCCGCCCAGGTGCTGCCCAGGCGCCATTCGTAGCCAACCACGTCGAGCTCGGGGTTCTTGGCACAGTAGAGCCTGGCGCCGAAGGGTTCCAGGGTGTAGCCCAGGCCGGTGGGTGCGGCAGGCGGCAGCAGCACCATGGCGCCGGTGATGGTGTAGCTGTAGGCTGCCACGTCGGCCAGGCTTTGCTCGCCGGCCTCGAAGATGTTGAAGCTGGTGAACTTGAAGTTGATGGTCTCGCCGATGAGCGCCAGGTCGAGCGGGCCGCTCTTGGCGATGGCGTCGTCGACCCGAACGAACAGGTCATTGACGGCATGGGCTGAGGCGGCCGATGTGCCGTAGGCGCCACGCACCAGGCCGCCAAGGGTGTAGGCGCCGGGCCCGGTGAGGCTGGCGGTTTCATAGGCCATGAATTCCTGCGTTGCGCCGCCCACCCAGCACAGGGTGTTCAGGGCCTGCGCATCGGCCGGGCTGCCCCCGATCAACTGGCCCGAGCTGGTGACCGGCACGCTGCCGCCGCTGACCGCACCGGCCAGCTTGCCGTAGCGCGCACCGCCGTAGATCGTGTTGATGCGCTTGTAGTTCAGCCCGTCGAGGCTGACCCACACGTTGCAGCCGCCCCAGTAGGCGCCCGACCCCTTGACGGCGGCATAGACCTCCAGGCCGGTGGTGGTGCGGTTGACGGGCGCCTCGAAGAACACCGGCGCATCGACACCGCCGGGGCTGGCGTTGTAAGCGTGCTGGAAGCCGGCCGACACCTGCGCCGGATAGCGCGTGGGCGATGCGGTGCCGAGCGGCCAGTCTTCAAGGTCGATCTCCAACATGCCGTCTTCGTCTTCACCGATGGCGGTGATGCGCACGGGCAGCTGCGCGAAGCCCAGGGCCTCGTCGGTCAGGGTGACCAGATCCATGCATTCGAGCAGGCAGTAGGCCCAGGGCAGCTTGACGGTGCCGGCGCCGCTGATGTTGAGGCTGCGCTGCATGACGATGCGCGCAACCAGACCGGCAACCGCCGCATCGCAGATCCATGGTGCGCTGAGCGTGGACATGGTGCGCAGGCCGCCGGTGGAGATGTCGGCATCGTCCTTGGCTTCGGCGATGGCCTTGTTATAGGCGTTGGCGCGGTCGTTGAACTCGACCCGCACATGGTTGTAGCGGTCGGCCGGCTCTTTGCGGGCCCAGCGCAGCGGGTCGTCGCTGCCGTCTTGCAGCCAGCAGTCGTCGTTCAGGTCATAGAGCGGCGTGACGTTGGGGGTGTAGGTGACGCCGTTGCCGGTGATGGCGACATCGCCATAGGGCACGATCTTGAGGCGATCGAATGACCACACCGGGGCACAGTTGGTCATGCGGCAAAGCGCGTCGACAAAATCGCCCGCGCGCTGTTGCTCGGTGAGCAGCGGGCTCATCAGCAGACCGGCGGCGGCGGCATAGTCGATGGCGCCTTGCAGATCCAACGCGGTGGCGGGCATGCGAGCGCCGTAGCGGCCGCTGGCCAGCACGCCGGCCGCAAACTCCCAGGGGTTGCAGTCGGGCAGGCTGGCGCCGTAGCGGTAGGCGCCGGCGCCCTGCACTTCGAAGTTGTGGTTGTCGACCTGGGCGCCGCTGCCCAGGCTGTAGTTCTGCGCATGCACGTAGGCCAGGCCGGGGTAGGCCAGGGCCTGGTCGGCGTGGCTGCTGGTCAACCAGGCCGCGGCCGACTGCGCCATGCTGCCGTTGGCCAGCGTGATGCCCAGCGTGGTGAGCGGCGACAGGTTGGGCGACCCGCTGCCCCACTGGTAGCCGACGGCCAGCGCCACACCGCGCACGGCGCTGTTGAGCACGGTGACCAGTGCGCCCACGAGGGTGTAGTCGCGCCCTTCGGCCAGAGTGACGGTGGTGTCGTAATACCAGTTGGTGGACTCGCCGACGACCGTGACGGTTTCGGTGTAGCTGATCGACACGCCGCCCAGCAGCGTGGCGCCGTGGGCCAGGGTGTAGGTCATGGCGCCCGAGCCGGGCGGGGTGTAGGTTTCGCTGGCGGTCGCGATCTGCGCGGGTGCCCAGCCGCCTTCGAACACTTCCTTGCCCTTCCACACCCGGGCGATGGCGCCCACCGGGCCCTGGCAAATGCCCATCAGCACGCTGGCGCTGTAGGTGTAGGTGGTGTTTTGCGTCTTGACGCCGCCACCCTTGCCGCCGGCACTTTCGGTGGTGGTTTTGGGGACGGCCTTGAAGTCGCCATACCAGACCAGGTTGCCGGGGATGCGGTTGACGCCGCCCAACACGGGGATGGTGACGCCGTAGGCGCTGCTTTGCAGCTTGAGCGCCTCGAGCTTGGTCTCGCTGGTGGCAATGGTGGAGCCGCCCATCAGATGGCGCTCCAGTAGCAGTGCTCGCGCCCGGCCAGCGGGTCTTCGGACGCGCGGGTGACGATGACGCCGCGGCCGATGTAGGCATGCAGCAACAGCGGGTCGACCCCGCCCTCGACCACGATGGCACCGTGGCTGAAGGTGCGGCCGAAGCGCCAGACGCCCACATCGCCCGCCTGCGGGTGCAGGCCCGGCGCCAGGCGTACCGCGCCCACGTCGTGCAGCCAGCGGAGGTAAACCTCTTCGCCCTGGTGCAGGTGCCACTGGGGGGCGTAGTTGCCAAGCTCGAGGTGGGGCACGACACCGGCAGCCTCGAACACGGCCGCCAAGATCTGCGCGCAGTCGACACCCACGCCCTTGATGCGGGCGTGGTGGTGGTAGGGCGTGCGCGCCCAGGTGTGGGCCTCGGCCACCACGCGGCGGCGCAGCTCGGCCTGGCGAAGCGCGGTCATGTGACGGTCTCCGGGGCGGGGATATAGGGCTCGCCCCGAAAGCGGGCAAGGTTGGAGAACTTGCTGGTGCAGTCGCCGTCCTTGGACTTGTTGCAGCCGGCGCGCAGGGTGAAGGCATCGCCCGCGCCGATGGCGAACGGGAACGGGTACACGGCCACGATGCTGGCGGTGCCGGCCCCCAGCGCGTGCGAGCGCACGGTGCGGCTGGCGCCTGCATTGAGCCCGCTGGTGAAACTGAGCACGCCCAGGTCGGCCCAGGCCGCGGGCTTGGCGATGACGGCGGCGCTGGTGCTGGCGATGACGCGACGGGTGGCGTCACCCGCCGTGCTGGCGGCACCCGTGACGGTGAAGGCCGCGGCAGACAGGCCGCACTGCGGATCGAACACGGTGTTGCGGCAGCCGGGCTGGTACACATCGCCGGGGATCATGACGTCGAGCAGCTCGGCGTGCGAGCGAACCTCGACCGTGGCCCCGGATCGGCCAACACCGATGGCGCCGACACGGCCGTAGAAGTTGGGCACCACGCCGCGGCAGACACGCGCATCGTCAAGAAACGCCCGCTCCAGCTTGACGGTGGCGCCTGCAAACGCGCCCTTGGACAGCGCCTGCAAGATGGGCGTTCCAGCCACCAGCACGGTGCTGTCGGCCAGCACCTTGAGGCTGAGGGTGTCGACCGAGACGCCGATGGTCTGGCGCCGCCGTCCGCGCTGCAGGCCGGGGCCCAGGCCCCAGGTGAGGCCCGCCACGGTGATGGGCGCATCGCCGCCGCTGTAGCGCAGCACGGCACCGCCCAGCAGGGTGATGGTCCACAGATCGACCGGCACGGCTTGCCGGTTGGCGTTGAGCCAGATGACCAGCCCGCCCTCGGTGGGCTCCCAGGTGGGCTGCCTCATGGCTTGACGGTGATCAGGCGCACGTCGCCTGTCTTCCAGAACTGGGCGAGGAACTGCTCGAAGCTGAGCTCGTCGCCATCGAAGCGCACGCGCCAATAGAAGCTGCCGGTCCAGGTGAGCACCGCGCCACCAGGCGGCGCCACGCCGAAGGTGACCACGCCCGCGGCGCTGACGGTGTAGCCCGACGACTGCAGCGCGCCGTTGACGTAGACGGCGGGTGCGGCGACCAGGTCATAGACCGGCTCGACAAACCCGCCGAAAGCGCGCACCAGCTGAAAGGTGGTGACGCCCGCAGCACCAACGCCGAAGGCCTGCGCGGTGGCCGTGCGGTCTTCGGGGTCGAGAAAAAGGAACGTGTCGAAACCGCCGCGCCGGGCGTTGAAGAAGCCGAACAGCGCCTGGAATTCGGCATAGGCCGCAGCGGTGCGCAGGAATTCGTACTGCAGGGCGTAGCGGTACCGCGGGTAGGCCGTGGCCGAACTGCGCCACTCTCGCCCGCTGGGTGTGGTAGAGACGGTGGTGCTCCACACCGGCGTGCGCCGGAAGGGCCACATCAGGCCCGGCAGGGAGGGATAGACGGCGTTGCTCATGGGGTTGGGGCCTCAGAAGGCCAGGTCGCGGCGTGCCGACTTCAGGGCCTTGACCAAGTCGGCCTTGTGCACCATGAAGAAATCGCCCGCGCCGGCGCCGCGGATGTTGATGTTCATGTCGCCGCCCTGCCGGCCACCGCTGCCGCCGCCCAGGTCACCGTCGGCCAGCGCGCCGCGCAGCGGGTTGGCGATGTGCGCGGGAAGCACCATCTCTTCTTCGTGCAACTGGGTTAGCGGGTTGATGCCCGAGGGGATGTCATACCCACCCGCCGCGCTCTTGCCGCCGATGGCCGACACGGCGGCGAAGACGGCCGCCATGGCGGCCAGCGCCAGGCCAGGCCCGACGATGGGGATGGGCGCCATGGCAGCAGCGGCGCCAGAACCGGCCTCTGCCGCGTTGGCCCCGATGACGATGGCCGCCTCGGTGGCTTTGACGCCGACGGTGGTGGCGGCGCCTGCTGTGGTGGCCGCGGTTTCCGACGCGACGAACCCGAGCTTGGCGGCCAGCAGGCGCGCCTGACTCGCGATGTACTGCGCCGCGGGCTTGCTGACCACCTCAGCCAGGAAGATGTCGCCCGTGCTGCGGAAGATGCCCGCCAGGGACTGCTTCCAGGTTTGCGCACCGGTGAGCATGCTCTGCAGGCCGGCGGTGAAGTTGTTGCCCATGCCGTCGAAGATGGCTGGGTTGAGCCCTTCCTTCGTGAGCCCGGCCTGGATCTGAAGCACCTGGGCCTGGTATTGCTGTTCCAGCTGCAGCAGGCGGCCCATGACGCGCTGCTTCTCGACCTCGCTGGTGGTGGGGTCGGCGGCCAGCAGCTGCAGCCGGCGCTGCAACGCGGCGCGCTGGATTTCGTAGCGCTGCTGTTCATACAGGGCATCGAGCTGCAGCTGCTGCACCGCGGTGATCTGGCCCAGGTCGAGCGCGGCCTTGGCGGCGGCCCGCTCGCCGTCAACCTTGCCGAGTGCGAATTGCTCGGCCTGGCTGAGCAGTTCGGCATCGAGCGCCAGGCGGTCCTTGGCGGCCTTGCTTGAAATGTCGACCTCCAGGCCCGCCGCCTTGCGCAGAATGGCCGTGCGGTCGGACGACCCCATCTGCGCGCTGGCCAGCAGTGAGCGCCAGAAGGCGAGCTCCCGCTCTTTGCCGTACTCGGCGCCCTGGTCGAGGATGGCCGCAGCGCGCTTCTCTTCGGCCAGCACCAGTTCGTAGGTGGCCAGCACACTGCGATCGGTGTCGGCCTTTTCCTTGGCTGCGGCCGGCGCCGGCTTGGAACCCGGGACGAAAGGCGCGGCGCCAGGCGGCGTGAAGCCGCGGTCCTCGCGCGCGCGCGCCGCAGCCGAATACTGGCCCAACTGCATGACCCGTTGCTCGAAGTCGTCCAGTGCCGCCCGCGCACGCGCAGCGTCGGCCTTCACGGCATCACCGATGGCAGTGAATCCAGCCCAGTTCTTCTTGGCGGTGGCTGCGATCTCGGCTGGCGGGGCCCGAAGCACCTCCCACAGCAACCCGACCTGCGCCATGAGGGCACCGATCTCCCGCCCTGTGCCGGCAAAGACGTAGGCCACATTGGCCCCCAGAACGGCCAGCGTTTCAACGCCGATACGCAAGCCAGAGGCCATGGTCTCGACAGCACCGCCAGTGCGCTCGACGTTGGTGAACTCGGCGGCCACCGCCTGCAGCGCAGGCAGCAAGGCCTTGGCGAACTGCATGCCAACTCCCTCGGCCCGCGTCTTGATGCGGGTGAGCGTGTCGTTGAATTCTTCCGCCGCCTTGCCCGTCTGGGTGTCGATCACCACGCCAAGGCGTGCAGCCTCTTCGCGCAGCGATTCCAGCCCAGCACGGCCGCCGTTGAGGAATGGGATCAGCCCCGGTCCCAACTTCTCGCCGAACACATCGACCGCCAAGGCCGACTTGGACACGCCGTCGGGCAGGGATGCGAAGCGATCGGCCAGCGCCAGCAGCAGGTCGTCGGCGTCCTTGAAGTTCTTGGGGTCGAACTTCAGCCGCTTGAAGGTCTCGACCGCCTCTTTCTGGCCTTGCACGCCATCGCTGAGCAGGGCGTTGAGCTTGGTGTAGGTCTTGCCGAGCTGGGCGGCCTCCACATCGGCCAGTTTGGCGGCGTAGGCCATGCCGCTAAATTGCTCGGTGCTGACGCCGGCCTTCTGCGCCGACTTGCTCATCTCGTCCTGCATGTTGATGCTGGTCTTGACGAACGCGGCGAAGGCGCCGCTGGTGATGACCGCCGCGATGCCGCCCAGCCGGGCCTGCAAGGCCTGGGCAGGGCCCAAGGTGTCGCCCAAGGCGCCAGCACTGTCGCGACCGAAGCTGTTGATGCCAGCCGTGGCTTCGCGCAGCTTTTGCCGCAAGGGCCCGACATCCCCGTCTAGGATGACTTGAGCGCGGGGCGAGGTGGC